GAGAGAGGCGACATAGAAACCATTAAGAAGTATTTGAATGACAAATACAAGGTACCCGCAAGATACAAAACCCAATATGATAACAACTTTACCGAAATGATAAACAACCTACAATGATGAAAATAGAAAAGAAATACTATTTCTACGCAGGACACCGCAATAAAGAAGCAGGTGAAAAGTGTGGAAGATTGCACGGACACACCTATGATGTTAAGTGTCAATTTCAGTTTAGCGAAATGAAAAACGGGGTTACAGTTTTGTTTGGCGATATCGATAAACAGGTTGAGCCAATTATCAAATACTATGACCACCATTTTTTGGTGTATGAGAACGACCCCTTGGCAGAAGTATTAGATGCTATGGGAGAACCTTACCGAAAATTACCTTTTGAAACCTCTGCCGAGAATATGGCTATTTGGTTATTCAATAGGATTAAGAGAGAAACTGATTTAAATATCGTTAGAATCGAGATAGCAGAAACAAAATCAAGCACTGTCATATATGAAGAATAAATTAGCTGTAAGCGAAGTTTTCTACTCCATACAGGGAGAGGGTGCCACAATGGGTAAACCTTCCGTATTCGTCCGCTTAGGTGGTTGTAATTTGATGTGTGGAGGTATGGGAACACAATTTGATGGTGAATTGCATAATGGAGCTACTTGGAGGTGTGATACTGTGGAGGTTTGGATGCGAGCCAAGGCAAGAACCTTTGATAACATTTTGCCTGATGATTGTTTGAATGCATTGATGAATGATGCTCACCTAATTATAACAGGAGGCGAACCACTAATGCAACAGGATTCAGTCAAAGAATTTATTAGATATGTTCGAGAGTTTATCAACCCAAATGTATTCGTTGAAATAGAAACTAATGGTACTATAGAACCTAACGAGGCACTAAGGCGAGAAGTCGATTTATTTAATGTCAGCCCTAAACTATCCAATAGCGGTAACGATAAATCGCAAACATTCAATAAAAAGGCACTAAAGACCTTTAATGGTATTAGTTCCATCTTCAAATTTGTAGTATCAAATGAAAAGGATTATGATGAAATAATGGCGGACTATTCCGAGATTGTTGATAGGGATAAAGTTTATTTGATGCCTGCGGGTGAAAGTCAGGAACTATTGAATCAGACAAAAGAATATGTCGCTGAATTATGTATAACAGAACATTTTAATTTTTGCACACGATTGCACATAGAAATTTGGAATCAGAAAACAGGAGTATGAAAAAACAGATTAGTTGGTCAGAGGTCTATCGCAGACTTTACAATATATTAGAACAATTGCCACACGATACTAAATTCTATGGCGTACCAAGAGGCGGTCAAGTAGTGGCAGGAATGACAGGTAAGGCAGTAGATACTATTGAAGAAGCTGATGTGATTATTGATGATTTGATTGATAGCGGAGCAACATTCGAACGCTACAAACAATACAATAAGAAATTTTATGCGTTAATAGATAAGAGAGTAGAGTACCAAAACGAATGGTTAGTATTCCCGTGGGAGAATGAAGAAGGTAATGTAGAAGATAATGTCAGAAGGTTATTACAATACTTTGGAGAGAATACTGATAGGGAAGGATTGAAAGATACTCCAAAAAGATTTGTGAAATTTTTTAATGAGTTCCTTAACCCACCTGATTGGAATTGCACGACATTTGAAGGAGAAGGATATGATGAAATGATTGTACAAACTAATATCCCTTTCCATTCATTATGTGAACACCATATCGCACCATTCTTTGGAGAGGGTCATATAGCCTACATACCAAAAAATAGAATAGTAGGTTTATCTAAATTAGCAAGGACCTTAGAAACCTTCTCAAGGCGATTACAAAACCAAGAACGAATCACCACACAAGTAGCAGAATTCTTGTGGGATAAATTAGACCCAATAGGAGTGGCAGTAGTATTGAAGGCAAAACATATGTGTATGGAAATGAGAGGTGTTAAAAAACACGATACCTATACCACTACTTCAAAAATGATGGGAGTATTTAAAGAAGATAACAAACCAAGAATTGAATTCTTGAAACTAATCAAATAGACAAATATGGACAAGAATCTTGTAAAAAAGGCTTTTTTGGAAGCATACGAGAAAAGTTTCGGTAACATATTGGTCTCCTGTAAAACAGTTGGCATAGCACGACAAACCTATTACAATTGGATTCAGGAGGACGAACAATTCAAAACCGATGTAGAAACTATTGAACCTCAAGAGAGATTTTTAGATTTCTTGGAAGGTAAATTAGTGGAGAAGATAAATAAAGGAGATGTTACCTCACTGATATTCGCTTTAAAAACAAAAGGTAAAAGGAGAGGATATGTAGAGCGACAAGAGATAACAGGAGCCGATGGAATACCTACTAACTTTCAAGTCGAGATAATTAGAAGTGGTAAAGATTCAGACTAATATTGTTTATGACCATTTACTACTTTCCAATAAGAAGATTGTAATTGAGCAGGGAGGTACTCGAAGCGGAAAAACTTACAACATTCTTCTTTGGATAATCTTTGATTACTGCATATCAAACAATAACAAAACAATCACTATCTGTCGAAAGACCTTTCCTGCATTACGGGCAACTGTAATGAGGGATTTCTTGGATATTCTAAGAACGCATCAAATCTATCGAGAGGAGTTCCACAATAAATCAAATTCAGAATACTATCTATTTGGTAATCTAATTGAATTCATTTCTTTAGACCAACCACAGAAGGTGAGAGGTCGCAAAAGGGACTTACTATATTCTAACGAGATAAATGAATTGACTTGGGAGGATTGGCAACAATTAATCTTTCGTACCAACGAGCGAATAGTAGGTGACTTCAACCCTTCAGACGAATACCATTGGCTATATGACAAGGTAATATCAAGGGAGGATTGTGATTTTTTTCAGACCACTTATTTAGATAACCCTTTTTTGGATAAAACCCTTATAGAGGAGATTGAAAGGCTGAAAGATACCGATGAGCAGTATTGGCAGATATATGGATTAGGACAAAGGGCAAGAAGTCGCTCAACTATATTCAATTATATCGAGGTGGATAAAATACCCTATGATGCAGAGTTTTTATCTTATGGAATGGATTATGGATTCACAAATGACCCAACCACATTAGTAGCCACCTATAAGAAAGACCACAATTTATATTTCGAGGAACTATTGTATCGTACAGGAATGACAACAAACGATATACACCAATTCTTAAAGTCTAAAGGAGTAGATGGACCTATTTATTCAGATACCGCAGAACCAAGGCTAAACGAGGAACTCCGTAGAATGGGTTGGAATATCCGCAAGAGTGAAAAAGACATTCGTGCAGGTATTGATATGTTAAAGCGACATAAGATACATATCACTAAAGATTCAACCAATGCGATAATGGAATTTAGGAACTATAAATGGAAGGAAGATAAATCGGGCATCATTACCAATCAGCCAATCGACCTCCACAACCATATAGTCGATGCCTGTAGGTATTCTACTTATTCCATATTGAGCAAACCGAACTTCGGTAAATACGCTATCAGGTAAACTTTTCTTTACTTTTTATTAAAAAAATTTGATAACCTGAAATAGGTTACATACTTTTATGATGTATTTAAAAATTAACCACAATGAAAAAATTAGATTCACAAGTAAAAGGTCCCGTAGTTGGGGAAGGTGCAACAGAGTTAATGTACTCAGACAGACACGCTTATTTCGTTACTTATGTTAGTAATGATGGTAAGGAGTGCAAAATCCAAAGAGCAAAGCATAAGTGCTTAGATTATTATGCAGGTCAATACGAAGTTGAACCTGATGCCGAAGGGGAGGAATTAACCTTAAGGTTCAAATATGGAAAATGGAGAGTCAAATACCTTTGCAGATTTTCAAAAAAGGTCGAATGGGCGCCATTCAAAGTAGCATTTGGATATGCAAGAGAATACGAAGACCCACACTTTTAATTAACCGCCTCCTTCGGGAGGCTTTTATCTTTTTATTATGTTTTATATTACTCACAATGACCCACAATTAGATGGTTGGTATCACGAATGTCCTGAATGCGGAAAAGAAATACCACACTATGATGATTATTGTTCAAGTGGATGCCGAGATGCTTCCTATGAATAAGTTTTTAAAGATATTTGATAATTAGAATTTTATTACTATCTTTAAGTAGTTTCAAAAAATAACCAAATGAAAGATTTTAGAATTTTTGCTTATGCCAT